CCGGTGTGACTCTGGTCGGCGGGGGCTTATTAACCCGTCTGGGAGGGTTCCTGCCGACCATTAAGCGAAGGCTAGGTCATGCCGGGGACACTGGAGAGCGCTCGCCTGTCCCCCTTAAGGCGGACAAATGGTAACAATTTGGTAACGACGCTAGCCAAGTTAAACGACTCTCCTTGGTTTCTGTTAATGAAGACCGAAGTTGTTGCGCGCCCCGCTACGTTTCGGGTATAGCCTGTAGCTATGATCGCAACGATTCCGAGATTGACGTCCGCATTCATGGGTTCCGTGTCGCGATGAACGCTACAGTCGGGGGTGTGCCCCAGAAGCGAGGAATCGTCAGTGACGCCGACCAGGCGCGTATTCTCACGGCGCTAGGCAAGCGTGGGGAGTGGGAAGCCGAACTGCGGGAGTCTGTCATCACCGCCGCGCAGCACGGGGCGTCCGTCCGCGAGTTGGCAGCCTTGACGGGCCTCTCGACAAACACGATCAGCAGATGGAAACGAGGCGAGTGATGACGGTTCCTCACTCTCAAGAAGTCGCGGGGCAACTCACCGCGGCAGGCAACCCGCGCATCTGTCAGCACCGCGTCTACCGCATGTCTTGCGAGGACTATGACGCGCTCGAGGAACGCTCGGGCAAGCGGTGTGAGCTCTGCGGAACGTCGGAGCGTCGACTTGAGGTTGACCACGACCACTCGTTGGGGTGGCAGTACGTGCGCGGGCTTCTGTGCTCCAAGTGCAACACGCACCTACGTTTGGTTGAGTCGGGCGTTAGGGATGCAGACGAACGTGTGACTGGCTATCTGGCCGTCCCGTTCTGGAGGAGGTAGCACGTCATGGCTAGGCCACCGCTTCCCCTGGAGACGTACGGAACGATCCGTACGTTCACTCACAACGGGAAGCCAGCGGCCAGCGCCTACTACCGCGACAGTGACGGTGAGACGCGTCGGATGATGCGGACGGGCCGCACCAAGGCCCTCGCCGTGAACGCGCTCAAGGAGGCGCTGCGGGATCGTCTGGCGCCGGCCGGGGATCTCATCACCCGTGACTCCACCCTTCAGCAGTTGGCGGATGCGTGGAAGGCGGAGATGCTGGCGGACACGAACCTGGCGGACGGGACGAAACTCACCTACCAGGAGGCTTTGAAGGCTGTTCTGCGGGGTTTGTCTGGTGTTCGTGTTGGGGAGGCTACCCCCGCGAAGCTGAACCGTTACATTCAGGCGGTGGCGAAGAAGACTCCTGGGCAGGCGCGGACGGTTCGGATTGTGTTGAAGCACATGATGGCGTATGCCGTGTATGCGGGTGCGGTCGACTCGAACCCGGTTCCGGAGACTAAGGCGGTGACGCGGACGAAGCCGAAGGTGAAGGCGTTGCGTGCGGCCGATATTGCTGCGATTCGTGGGCTGTTGGAGGTGTGGGATGCCGGGTTCGACAGGTACAACCGTCCACGGAACGGGAGCCTGCGGGACACGATGGACATGTACGCGGCGACTGGTGCCCGGACGTCGGAGGTGTTGGCGTTGCGGTGGTCCGACTTCAACTTCGACTCGATGCCGCCCACGGTCACGATCAACGGGACAGTTGCGAGGAGTATCGACGGGAAGCTGGTTGTGAAGGAGACACTGAAGACGGACAAGTCGCGGCGCGAGCTCGAACTGCCAGTGTTCGTTGTTCCGATGCTCGTGGCACGTGCGGCCGGTGCGTACTCGGATCTGGTGTTTCCCTCTGCGGCCGGGACGCCGCGGTGGCCTGACAACCTCCGCAGGGATTGGCGGGCCGCTCTGGAGGGCAGTGGTTACGCGTCGGTGACTCCTGGGGCGTTCCGTAAGGCTGTGGCGACGCTGCTTGCTGAGGACCTGGGTGTTGAGGCTGCGCGTGACCAGCTTGGGCATACGGGGTTCGGGAATCTGCGGCATTACGTGGAGCAGGCGTCGCGTGGGCCGGCGTCGGCGGCGACGGTGCAGAAGTTGCTGTCTCCGTTGTCGGGTGTCGCTGTTAATGTGAGTGAAGAAGCCCCCGACCCGATTGCGACGGGCCGAGGGCAAGAGTCCGATCATGAAGGGATCGAACATGGATAAGTCTACCGACGACGAGCGCGAGGCGCTGGCGACCGTCCTAGCGTCCGCCTACAACGCATCGCCATACCGTGACGCACACCTCCGTGGTGCCGATGCGATCCTCGCTGCCGGATACCGCCGACAGGGGCCGATCACCGACGAGTGGGAGTACGCGATCAAGGATGGCGCGGGTCTTCACGCGTGGCCGTTCGGGCCGCAGGACGAGGAACTGGCGGACACCCTCGAGGCTTGCGTCAAGGCACTCGACGGCAACGACCCCGACTTCTGGAACCCGGACGACCACATCGTGCGTCGTCGGAAGCATGGCCCGTGGGAGCCAGTCGACGATAGGAGTGAGTAATGAGCGACGACTTCAAGTCTCCCGCCGACATGCCCCTCGTGAGCCGGTCGCCGTTCGTTGAGCGAGGTAAGGCCATCGTGATCGACGGTGCACAGTTCGAGGACGGCCAGCGTCGCCTCATCGTGAGCCAAGGCGTATCCGACGAAGATGCCGCCAAGATCACCGACTTCCTGACCAAAGCTGAGACCGAGCATGCCCGGATCGCGGAACAGGTCGCCATTTTCGAACGCCTCATGGAGCGCATGAAGGAAGATGTGCTGCGCTGGGCTGATGACGTCGGCAAAACCGCCACTAAATAGCCACTAGCGTAGAAAACCGCCCCGCTTGTCCGAAGACTGGCGGGGCGGTTTCGTTGATTTTCCGGGGCTGTGGGCCTGGTGGCGAGTGAGGGATTCGAACCCCCGAATGCTGAGCAGTCTGCTATGCAGTCGTGGTTACCTGGGCCTACTTCTGCCTACTGTTTCCCGTGATTTTGCGGGCGAGTAGCTGGAGGGAGTCACAGGTAAGCCCTGAAAACAGCCACTAAACCGCCACCATCCGATACCAAGGTGCGTGCGTGGTATCACTTCGGGCCGTGATGTATCAGGGGAGCGTTTACCGTCCTCCCACGGGTATGGAAACCCACCGCCCCACCGTCACACCAGCCACCGACGTCACTCCCCCTGGTATCCCCTACCATGCTGACGACGACACCCCATGTGACTCCCCCGGCCCATGCTCACACCTGCGACTCATCTACTGGCGGACCATCCCGTTCCAGTACTAACGCAGAAAGCGCCCCCGGACCTGACACCGAAGTGCAGGCCCGGGGGCGTGAGTGTTAGAACCAGTAGAACAGGAACCCGAACGCTAGGCGGATCGAGTTCCCCTTGAACGGTGTGTGCCGGATCAACTGGCGCTGTTCGTGTTCGCGACGGCAAGAGTGCCGACAGGGACACCAAGGTACGCGAGCACCGCAACCCCCGCGACAAGGACGTCAGGCTGGCCGAGCTCGAGCGACGCGTAAGCGACCTGTGCGGCGCCGGCGACGATGATGGCGACCACGTAGGTGCCGTAGATGATGGCGCGGGCCTTCGCGTTCTTCACGATCACGCCGAGCTGTGCGGCGTTGGGAATGTCAGACATGGTTCCTCCTAGGGGATGAGTAGGTCGAGGCCAGCGCCACCGACAGCAGCAATGAGCAACCCGAACCCGACCCACTGGATAGCGGTCTGGATCTCGAGCTTCCGGATACGCGCCTCGTGGTCCTTGACGATCTCCGGGACCGGGTTGACCTTCTGGTCGACGTCGAGGAGCTTCTGGTAGATCACGTCGAGGGTGACCTTGACGAACGGGGGCGAGTCCTCGGGCGGCGTGGTCACGAGAGGGGACGATTCTTGAACTCGTCGCGGACCTCACCGGGAATCGCCGCGAACTCGTCACGGAGACGCGCCTCAACCTCGGCCGCTGCATCCTCACCGAGAAGCGTGTCAACCTTCGCGTCGATGGAGCGGAGCACAACTTCCTGCGTCGGCCGTGAGCTTCCGTAGTCGAGGGTCGGGTTCGACGTGAGCTGACCCGACACCCAGAGCCCATCCGCAGGCAGAGCGGCAATCTCGGCAGGTGTGATCCCACCGATGCCACCGAGCACGGCGTCAAGGTTCCCGTCTGTGACATCAACACGCTTCACCGCGTCGGGGTTCGCCGCCATGAGGATGTTGAGCACGTTCTGGTTGGCGATGTGCTTCACGACGCCCG